CGCATATGAATATTACAGAAGGAAAGTAAGAGATGAATTTCCGGATGAAAATTGTGAACAACCAGATTTAAAAACATGGTGGAATATCGTTGAAAAAGATTTAATCAATTCCAACGATTTCGAAACTATGTTGGTACCTGAAGTAATCCCGGAACGTGGTTGCAAATACCGTGTAGTAACTAAAACAAACGCTCGCACAACGTCTGGATTATCCAGAGCTAACAATATGTGCATTAAGTTACTAAAACTCATCCCCGGCATAAGAGAAGGATTTTACCTTAGATCAGATTCAAAATCAACACAGGAGATAGGTTCTAAACTCTTGTGGGATAGGATCTTCGGTCCAGATACCTCCGGCACCTTCAATTACGAATCAGACTGTAAAGACTCAACAGATTATATCGATCCAGTATACGCTCGTATTGTCATTGATCGCCTGTCAACGTTGTTAGAATTCACAACAACTGAACGTGCCTTAGCAAAATCATCTATTGACACGGCAGGTAAACGCTACATTCGAATAAAATCCCCGACCTACAAGGACTATACCTATCGTACTGTCCTTAGATCTGATAAAGAAAATGAGATATTCGATAGTGACAACTGGAATGATATGTGGACAAAGGACAATCTATCAAGATGTGATCTTATATCTTTGGATGAAATGCAGTACTCGGTCGTAGAAAAAGAACGTATCCTATATAATCCTCTAGAGTGGTTAACGGTGGAACAGCTCTATGATGATAAAGGAGAATTCATTTACTATGATGGAGAACCTGCAGTTCTAACCAAGGATAATCTAAGATCAACATCTATGATTGTTTCCGAGTTAACTGAAAAACTTCGACAACAAAAGATTATACCTTTTCGAGAATTCTTTGTAGAAGAAAATGGTACTAAAATATTAGTGTCAGATTTCGCTGTGAGACGCGGTACACAAATGGGTTTGAGATTATCTTTCGCAATACTGTGCTTCCTGCATAGCTTTGCTGTAAGACGAACTCCTACCAGTTGTGTTTTTGGAGACGATTTAGCCTCCAAAATGTCAGCACCTGAAATCGCAGCCTACGAAACAGACATGGGACTATTAGGTTTCCTCTTAAATAAGAAGAAATCTTACCAATCCCATGGAGAACTAATCTGCTTCTGCGGCACTTGGTATGAAAAGAAACGTCCAAGAAAAATGAAACGCTTCCCAGATATTAAGACACTTATTGAACCCAAGGTAGAATCGGAATCAGACCCAATAATGAGAATGAAAGAAAC